TGTCTTAAACCAGGTGCTGCGTATCAGTTGGTTTTCGTTGTGATCCCCGTCAATCACATCGGGCATGACATAAAAATCAAATCCGGGATGCCTGTACCAACGCTCTATAAAATCAGCGAACCCATTGATGTCAAAGGGCTTGCCGTTTTTCCATGCTGAATATGCACCATTGTCAATGCAGAATGACTGACTGACTTCAGCAATAATCTCCATGTGGCTTCTTGCGGCAAACGAAACCATTGCATGTCTTCCGCAATATGCCAGTTGCGTTAAGGTATCCCCGCTGAGAGGGCATCCATGATAGTGAATCATTATTCAGACTCCAGACACTTCTTACACTTCTTCCCATCAACAATAACCTTGTTGAAGACATGGCAGGATCTGCTTCGATAATGATGGCAACTTCCGTAGTGCCTGGAGTTCCTGATCAAACAACTATCCCCCTTTGGGACAAGCAGGGTCACGTTAATTGCTACTGTTTCATCGTCAAAGTAAGTCATCATCTACCCTTCAACGTGATCCCTTAGTTTGTTCATGAACCACTGTGCCTTGTTCAGGTCTTCCAGTGGGTTGTGCTTGTGTTCATGCCGCCACAGGTACTTCATGATGCTGCCCTTGAGGTAAGCACAGAACTCTTTGTTCGACATGCTGGCCCGAATCGCATCGATACATTCAATACCATCAGGCCCCTGAACATTGTAATGCGGGGGTGAATTCACCATGTCGATTTCTTCAGGCCCAGACATGTTTCTTCTTCCCGCCTGTATACTTGACCGCATGTCCCTCGTTGATCAGCGTAGCGCAGATGTTCGTCCCATCCAGGGTGTAGAGATTCGTCAATAGCCTACCGTACTTGTCGAGCTTGCCGCCATCCAGGCTCTCGATGTAGCACTCCTTGGAACATAACTCTTTCATGCGCGCCTTCGCAGCCAGCCCCAGCTTCTTCTCTGCCTTGTTGCGGGTCCGACTCTCAGGGGTATCGATACCGTTCACCCTGCATCGCTGCTTCGCTTTGACAATCCCGAAGCCGACAGGGATATCCACATCGATCGTATCCCCGTCTACCACACGGGTGACCTTGGCCTTGTAGATATACTCCTGCTTGATGTTTCTTTTATTTGTCATCTTCATTGATATACGCCTCGTTCTCTGGGGTATTCGGATCGTCCTTCAGGTATCGGCCCTTCGCATCCCGTGCGCGCTTACCCCTGGTCTTCGGTTTCTTGGGCTTCGGCTTCGGCTTTCGCTTCTTATCCGGCTGATGTTTCTCAGCTGGCTTCGGCGGCTTGGGTGATCCCAGCAGACCCGACACCACGTTCCTGATGTGCTGCACCATCTTCTGCATGTCTTCTAACATCTTATTCCTCCTGCTCCCAAGGTTTCTGTGCGGTTGATTCCGCAAGGTAATGCCACATCGCCTGACCCGGCAAGCTGTGTGTCAGCACCTTGTTGCCAAGGTGTGACTGCACATAACTCACTGCGCGTTGACAGGCTTTATGCCCATTCGCCCGATTGTGTCTTCTCAGTTGCGACTTAGCGACTAACTCTAACTCTGCCCTCTTATAATACTTATCTATCTTCATGCCCTTCAGCACCAGGTTCGCTATCTCTACCTCATCTTCTGTCGAGATCTGCTTGACCTGTGGCCGCTTGATCAGGTCTGAGACTTCCCATACACCTAGATTAAAGTCGAACGATGCCAGATGCTCATCGGGATCTCTTGCGTTCCGTGCCTCATAGTAGAACTGGACATTCGGTTTATCCCCAGCCAGTTTAATACCACTGTCGAACCAACCGGCGAAGACACTGCCACCTCGGGCAGACATGAAGGACTTATCATCAGCCCGTTCTTTACCTGTATGGTGTGCCAGCAGGACCGCAATGTTATTCAATTCAATCAGCCGGTCAATGCGGTCAAGCAACTTGCGTATCTCTGTGTTGCTGTTCTCCTCACCGTCAAAGAAATTAATGACAGGGTCTATCATCACGATGTCCGGCTGGTGGTACTGGATCTCTTCATGGAATGCCTGAATATCCTGGTCAGTCATCAGGTTCTTACGCAGCCTGCCTGATACAATCAGGTTCTGGTATCCCATACGGACAAGGTCTTCATCATAGGCAAACCGCCTGAAGTAGGTTTCAATCCTGTCCTTCATGAACTCCTTGATGATCTCAGCCTGAAACCACATCACCTTCAGCGGTCGGCTAAACGGTACACCTAGGAAGTCTGTGCCGGTACAGGCACCAGCAGCAAACGCACCAAGGAAATTACTCTTACCGATCTTGGGCTTACCCAGTAACAACACCCTGCTGCGCTCAAAGATAAACGCATCACCCCAGTATTGGTCAATGCGGTCTGATTCTGTATCGTCCTGCCATTCCTCATGGTTGAATGGCACGAGCCCAAGTGGGCCTATCTCGGGCTTCGCGGGGACTTCAACAGGGTCTTCCTGTTCCTGTATCTGCTTGAGATCTTCACTGATCTGGGTCTGCCACTGGCTGGTTTCCCATTCGTTCACCCCTGCATTGATGTCCTCGGGGTTTCTTTTGACATGGCCCTGACAAATGCTCAGTGTCGTTGTCGCTGTCTCGACAATGGACATGGGCGGATCACAGGTCTGATTCCAGTCCTGCGCTTTGATGAGGATCTCCCTCATCCCCCAGCCTTCCTTGATCCACTTACCAACCAGCCTTGCCAGCTTGTCATTGCGGCCACCTTCCTCGGCTGCATCTTCATCGAGCGCCTCTCGAATCGAAGGCTCGGCTTCCCCGCCATTATTGAATGCTGATATGTTCTGGATATCGGTCGAGGTCAGTGGAGGCAGGTCATCCATGCTGCCGACACCATAAGAAGGTTCGCAGTGCATGGTATACCCAAGGCTCGGCGCGACCATGACATAGCCGCCAACACCTCGTGTGTCGATCTTATTCTTTCCGGCTCCAGTTCGGACTTCAGCCTGACTGATGCTATAGAAATAATGTTCGCCGCCTCGAGGGGTACGCTGCGTGAGTGGCGATCGTGTGATGTTGCCTTGACGAATCCACGCCATGGCCTCTTCACTATCCGCATCGACAACTGCGAAATTTATTCCCGTGATTGCCGCCCAGTTTGCACCTGGGAATTCATGGTGCCATGCGCTGACTTCCATCTCGCTCGGCTGTGTTCGCTGATAGTGTGACCAGTTAACACGAGGAGTCTTGGCCCACTTTTGCTTGAGCTCTAGCTCATCATCAAACGGATGTCTTTTACGAAAATATTGCGGGACAATGTCATGCGGTGAACCACACGGGATGATGTGAACACCATACTCCAGAAGTTCAGTTAGCCACTCACCCTTTTGATCATGGTTGATTGATTCGCCGGAGAACTCAGGTTGAAACAGTTTAAGTTCATTCAACCCTGTGGATTCGACGACTTCGCTCATCCTCTTTGATCCCTTTAATTGTTATATCCATCTTCTTCGCGTGATAGGTAATGTTCTGTAGTTGAGATCGATGATCGTCCTCACTTTCATCGATAAGAAATGAATCTCCAACCTCCATTTCCTGCAACGCTTTCACAAATTTATTTTCTTTGAGTCTGAAGTCTTCCCCTATGGGAACACCCTTCTCAATCTTTACGGTCATGGTTTTCTCTTATGTAAGGGTTTAGGCATCTTACTCAGATGTTTTTACTGGGTCAAAAGTTTTTTATAAATGCTTGATATTATGTTTATAGAAGTCTATAGTCGGCTTTGAGAGTAGAGAAGTGTGATAGGAAAAGGAAATAGTTATGGACTATGAGGTATTAGTTCGACAGTGTTTTATACAAGAAAAAATGATCGAGGAGATGAAGCAGGATCTATCCAGGTTCAAGCGAGAAATTCTTGATACGCCCGAAGCGCGGCAGCAATATCAACCGCTCTCCAATTCAGGAGGACAACACACCGACAAGTCTGTTGGTGTGACATTCGAAGTCAAGAGAAAATACACATGGGATCAGGATGCATTGCATTCCCTGTGGTATCAGCAACCTGATGAGAATCTTCCTCCCTTTCTAACCAGACAGTTTGTCTACAAAGTCGATATGAAGAAGTACAAAGAGTGGGCTATCGCTAATCCTAGCGAAGCTGCCCGTATGAGTGCTGCGTTATCGACTGAGCTAGGTGAACCGTCTATCAAATCCATTAAACTAAAGGAGGAAGACAATGAGTCTATTAGCGCAGGTTAAAACAACCGCTGTGCCGACAGGCCCATTAGGTTATGCCCCAGTGAAGTTGAACATCCAGGGTGGTGATGGCGTAGGTAAGTCTACCTTTGCCAGCCAGGCTGACGATGTCATCTTCATTCAAGCGGAAGACGGCTTGAAGTACATTGATGCTCCACGCTTTCCAGTCGCTGAAACATGGCAAGACCTGATCAATCAGCTTTTGTCTCTGGCCAAGGAGGACCATCAGTACAAGACGATCTGTCTTGATACGACTGATGCGGCTTCAATACTGGCAGAGAGACATGTCTGTGAGAAGAACAACTGGGAATCCATTGAGACACCTGGTTACGGCAAAGGTTACACCGCCGTGCGAGAGCTCTGGGTACATCTATTGGACGGCTTTCAAGCCTGTTATCGGGTTAAGAATATGAACATCATATTTCTGAGCCACGTTGCAGTGAAGCCTTTTAATGATGCGATTCATGAGCCATATGATCGTTGGGAAATGCGCTGCCATAAGTCAGTGAATGCCCTGATCAAAGATTGGGTTGATTTCAATTTCTTTGCAAACTTTGAAGTGAACGTACAGAAAGATGGATCGAAGAACCGTGCGATTTCGTATGGCAATCGAGCCCTCTTCACTAAGTTCGCTGCAGGGTATGACGCAAAGAGCAGGGTTGAACTGCCCAACAAACTTAACTTCGAATGGAGCGCGTTTCTGGAAGCCTATAAGGCTGCTATCGCTCCGCAACAACCACCCAAAACCGCCAAGAAAGGAGCGAAATAACTATGGGTATACTAGACCAAACAGACTGGAGCGGCGTTGACGATAGTCAACAAGGCGACTTTACACCTGTTCCCCCTGGGGAATATACGATTGAAGCTGTGAGCTTTGAACACAGGAG